GTCGCTGCTCCTGCATCACCGGCACCGACTCCATCGCCGCCACCATCAGCAAAGAGCTGTAATCCCAGCCATTTGATCAGATTGCTCATAGATTTCCTCCAATTCTGCCGCTTAGGTCCGGCGAGTCCTTATGAGGTATGGTGGACCAGGCTGGTGTCGATCCAGCTACTCCCGAAGGAAACGGATTTACAGTCCGCCGCAGTTGCCGATTTGCTACTGATCCATATAATTCGTGTCTCTTCCACGATGCCAAGACTGGTTTTCATGGTCTCATACTCCGTAGAGTATAGCCGCTATTCTGGAGCTACCGATGAGACTCGAACTCACGACCTGCTGATTACAAATCAGCTGCTCTACCAACTGAGCTATGATAGCGTGTTGCCTGTCTTTCCAGGCTGTCAGTATGCACATCTTTAATTTATTTCGGAGTGATGTGCTCCGATTGGCGCAGACAGAGAGACTCGAACTCCCAAGGCTTTTTACACCCAACGGTTTTCAGGACCGCGTCCTCATCCAGCCGGATTATCTGCGTATCGCCGGTGTATTACCGCCCACCGGCAGGCGGATCGAAAAAAGGAGGTGAAAAAATGGAAATGAAAATGAAATATCGTGCAGGCAAGCTGCTTGATGGTTATATACTACAATTCTTTGATATCACATCTCTATCCCAGCACCTTGTACTTGATATTCTCCGGATATTTCTGCTGCAAAACATCATACCCGGCGCAAATGGCGTCAAAGATCATAGTGGTAACGGCCTGCATACCGTGAACAGGAGCGCACGCAATGGTGGTGTCGCCTTCCTTGATATCGATCTTCGGCCTGCGGATTCTCTTCTTGTCAGCGCTCATCTGTGCCACGTTACCGGCCAGTGTATAAACAAGGATACTGGCCGCAGCACACACCAGGTCGTGGCCTGCTTCACCGCTTTGCGCATGACCTTTCACCTTGAGGATCCATCTTTTACGGTCATAAGTCACTTCGATCATTTGTCTTGTGCCCTCCCTGTCACTTTTCCGCCGTCAGGCTGGGAACTGCTGTTGGATTTCTCTCTGGCGTTTTCCACAATGGCGTTTTCCTTTTTGCTGGCACCGGCAAATTGGTCTGCCTGCTGCAAGGTAGCTTCACCAGCAGCGCCGGACGCAGAAGGGGAGACCCCCATTGTCTGCATAATGTCATTGCTGAGGCCCTGTACCATGTCCGGAGCCGCCTTTGCCGCCAGTGTCAAAGCAAGCTGCATGTACTGGATAAGCTTCTGGAACATGGTACCCTGCTGGGCAATCTTCTGCGTCAGATCATCCTTTCCGTCAAACTCCATCATATCCAGGCACATAAGCGCCTGATCTGTCATTTGTGGGTTGAAGAATCCAAGCTGGAAGAACTGGATCGCCAGTTCGTTATGGCTCATCTTGTCGTATGCGTTCTTTTTCTGCGCCGATACCTTAATGTCGAACACCGGCAGGCGCATACCCATATCTGCCACCATAGACATTTGCGCCTGTGGCTTTAATCCCGCATTGCTGTAGGTGATGAACTTCTGCATCCCATACTGTCCGACAATGCGGAACTGTCGCGGATAGTCGTAGAACTGCCGAATAAGCTCAATACTCAGGTTTACCAGCTTTGTATAAGCTCTATATGCGGAAAGGTTGCTGTCGCGGCTACCCTTTCCGCTTGCCTCCTGCAAGGCTGCAATGGCGCTGGCAGCAGTTACGCCGCCGGATGTGGTGCCGGTGCTGGTCTCCGTGTTGCCGCTTGTCTCCCTGAGCTCCTGAATGATACGGTCCAGGTAGTTTACATACACGCTGTCCAGGCTCTTGTGAGGAATCTCACGCAGGCTATCTTCTCCCAGGTTTCCGTTTACATCCACAAGGGCTTTTGTAAGGTCTAAGAACTGCTCTTTGTTAATGCTTCCGTCAGAACGATTGAAGTATCTCGGCGTAGCACCGGCCATAGCGTTCTTGACGAAGGCTGTATTCAACAGGTCAATGCTTGTCTGCGGGCTGCGGCAGATGTCCACAAATCCATAACCGCAGGGGCTACCCTCAATGGGGAAGAGAGCATCGAACACATAGGGATACATGCCGTGGTCGTATAGGCCGCGCTGTGCAAGCTCAGGATCATTCTCTGTGGCGTAAATCACCTGGTCGTTGACATACTTCACATATTGGAGCGTCTTTTTTGCACCAATGTACTTGTGGTAGTAGCACTCCACCACTGTGATCTTGCCGTCTGTTGAAACAGCGTCGTCATAAAGGAAAGTGGTGGAAAGGAAATTATGTCCCTTGAGCTTACCTTGCAGCTCCGGATATTGCTCTTCCAGCAGGTCCTTGTCCGCAAGCTCTGTATGGAAGAAATAGCGGCTCTTCTGAATATCCTTGATACCGGGCTCCCAATACAGGTTGAGAAGATTGACCTCGGTAATGGTGATGTCACCCAGGCCGTTTTGCTTTGCGCTGTCCCAAACGATCTTATAGACGCCGGTACCCGTCTTGAGCTTTTGATAGGACACATCGGAATATGTCTGCTCAAAGTCGTTTTGCTCCATGACACATGGTATAATTGCCGTAAGCATGGAAGCCTCTGCCTTGTCTCCTTCCTCCCTGGGCAGGATATTAGGCTCAGGGAAGGAAGCCATAGCGTCCGCGTGCTTTGAGACTATGACATTATGAAGCCAACCGGACGAGCTCTTGAAGGCTCCTTTCTGCGCCATTGTTGCGCTGTCACCCATCTCCTCAGTTGCATTGCGCAGCTTCCACCAGTTCTCGCTGGCCAGGATGCGGTGCTCTGTGTTTCCCTTACCTGCCTTATACTTCTGCAGGATCTGCGTAAGCTTAGCAACCTGATCAGAGCCAATTGGATGCATTTGTACAGGCTCTACGGCCTGCAGGTTCTTATCATCCACTTACATCACCCCTTATTCGGTGGCGTTATCTACCCACTTGAGGGCACCGGTGGCGTCGTGCTGCAAGGTCTGTGCCTTGGTAGCGTCATAGCCGGTGATGCTTGCGGCCTTAGGCATCACATCGGCGCTCTTGGCATAAGGCGTGAGGTCAGCAGTCTTGGCATAGGGAGAAAGGTCTACGGTATGCACAACACCTTCAGGAATCCAGGGATCATCCGTCTTAGGTGCTGCAGGGGGAAAAGTAGTAGTTTTAGGCATATCATTTGTCCTCCTTATTATTTTTTGAACATATCAAGCGGATCGCTCAAGATCACCTTGGGCTTCACCGGTATGATTGGTTTTATTGGCCGGGACATGCACATATAGCGCGTCTCGTCTGCCACATGGTCCTCAAGGCTGGTGTCCAGGTCCTCTGGGTGCGTCTCTGAGTACATCATCAGAGGAATTGTCCTGATGAACGCCTTGCAGTTGTTGAAGATATACATCCTGGCATATCCGTTCTCATCGAACTGCAGCCGGTAATGCATCTGCATCCATCCCGGTATTCGCTCATTGTCTCCTGGGGAGAAGTAGATGCCATAGCGCATGGCCGTCTCTGCTATGGACTCACCGCGTGATGCATCCCATATGGCCGGATCTGCGATGGAGTCTACAATGTGCCTGCCCTTCAGCCAGGGATGTGTATGCTCCAGCTCTGCAATTCTCCGGAACTGTTCATCCGGTGACCACTTCACGCCCTCATTAGGTGTCTGCGTGCAGCCATACATCTCCATGATCCTGTATAATGTGCCGTCATAGTCCACGGCCCAATAAGCCAGAGAGAAAGGCTTACCATAACCAAAGTCGTAGGAGCGCATGATATTCCAGCCTCTGCGCTCTCCGCTATTGAGATCAAAAGGCTCTATCACATGGCACCATCTGTGCTGCAGTCTCAGATCTTCCACAGTGGTGCCCAGCTCTATGGCCTTCTTAGCGTCAGGATCAGGCCGGAAGTCCTCGAAGAACTGGCCCTCAAAAATTTCCCAACTTCCGTTGAGCCATGCTTCCCTGAGCTTAGGAGGCAGGTTCTCAAGCTCTGCCAGGTACTCAGGCTGCATTGCCATCAGTGCCTTATTATCTGTAACCAGGGCCTGTGTGAAGCTGTACTCCTCAGGCTTCTCGCTACCTTCATAACGCCGGTCTACAAACAGTCTCTTGATGTATCCATGAGCAGGTCCTCCTGGGTTGCAGGTGTAGTAGGTCCTCTTAGGGAATCCATTTGGGCCACGGACTGCCAGGTTGATCTTCTTGATCCATTCCTCCTGCAGGTTTGTTGCCTCATCAAGGAAGATGACATCATACTCTGCACCCTGGTATTGTCCCAGGTCTCCATCTGTAGCGCAGTATCCAAACCATATGGTGCTGCCGTTACCGAATGTGAATACCTTGTCTGTCTTGTTGTACTTAGCAATGCCGTTCAGATCAGCTCTCAGGAACTCAATGTGGTTGTTGATCAGCTCCTTGTAGGTCTTACGGACAATCAGGATCTTGATGCCGGGATACTTGAGCGCCATGAGCTTTGCCTTAGTCCTTACAGACCAGCTCTTACCGCCACCACGAGCTCCTCCGTATGCCACATGCCGGTGAGTATCTGAAAGGAATAGCTTCTGCTTCTCAGATGGAGGATCAATGACAAGCTGCTTCATTTTGCCCAATCCTCCGCTTCTTCGGAGATCACTACCTTGATTCCTTCGTCATTGCTATCTGCAGCAGCCTTCTTCTGATCAAGCTCCAGACGAGCTGCAGCGACTCTCTGTGCCTCAGCCTGTGCCGGTGTAGGTATGTTGTAGAAGTCACGCATGAGTGATGTCAGGTCCTTCAGAACACCTGTCAGATCCTTCAGAGCTTTGGTATCTACCTTTTCAAACACTCTCTCTCTTGCCTCAGATGTGCCGGGCAAAGGGCTCTCATAAACTATGTACCGGTTGAACTGCTGATCATCCTCAAATGCCTCCATAGCCACGCCGATAGCCTTTGAAGTGGCGTCCATCAGGCGTGCCAGTCTGTTGGCCTCCTTATTAGCGGCTTTTTCCTCGGATTTCGTGAAACACTTCTCTGCGTGCTGTTCCCTCTGTTCCGTCCAATGTTCCTTGTTGGATACACGGCTGATCTGAGCGATAGATACGCCATACTTTTCAGAGAGCTGCCTATATGTAACATGGGTCGTGATATATTCAGTTTTGATTGGCAGCCAATCTATTCTTTTTGGCCCAGGCACAATATCAGCTCCTTTCTTTTTCTATCATACAGAACATCACATTCCTGTTTCTATCCTTTGCCGGTCATGGCGTTTCCCCCTCTTCCAAGAAAGAAAGAATATATAAGAAAGAAAGAAGGTTTCTCCCCCACACGAATACTTGATTGGCACAAACCTTTAGTGGTATAATGGAATCATAAGGAATGGAAGAAGGGATGTAGAAATGATGGTAGGCAGGATTGATTACCTATCAACCAAAGGAACAGTCGGAGATAGCATGGAGTTTAGCTCCGCAGAAGAAATGATCGCTCAGGTCCGTGAGGATAATTACGACGGTGTACCGATGGTGATCGTGGCATATAAGAACGGCGGCATTACATACAGCTCATTCGGAGAGCTTGATCCTCCTGTGGAAATAAGAATGGAATAACAAAAGGGAGGCATTACGCCTCCCTTGTTTTATGTATCTTCTTCGTCTGTTCGCAGGCTGTACTGCACTTCCGCTCCGCAGTTCATGCGGTGAAGGTATGTTACAATTCCTTCTCCCTCACCATACAGATCAGAGTAATTAAAGTCAGAGTCCCAGCTCAGCTCTCCACCGCAATACCAGCATGTAGCCATCACTGTTCCTCCTTTACACCACGCCATTCCCATCCGATTACGCCATCAAACGGTCTGCACTCTGTATAACAACATCCGTTTTTTTCAAGATGTTTGCAGTATGTGCAATAAATAAGTCCCTCTTCTCTTTCCGCTTCTTGTTTCAAATCCGCAACCGCCGCATCACGCTCTTTCTCCAGACGGTTATACTGCCTAACCAAATCTTGTACCTGTGCATTGAGCCGCAGGTTTTCCTTGTTCAGCTCTACAATGATTTCTTTATCTGTCATCTCCCTGTACTCCCAAAGCCCTGGTCACCACGCTCGGTTTCCTCCAGATCCTCCACGATCTCCACATCAGGGAAGTAGCAGGCGAATACCACCAGCTGCGTGATATTGTCTCCACGGTGCACGAAGTAAGGCTCATGTCCGTGGTTATACAGCTTAACCCGGATGCTTCCGGTATATCCAACATCGATAACACCTTCCGATACGATGTTGTGATTGGTGTTCAGTCCGCTCTTGCTCTTGATAAAACCTGTTGTCCCATTCGGCAGCTCTACATGGATTCCGGTGTCAATGGTGGCATATCCCTTAGCAGGTATCACAACATCGACAGGGGACCGCAGGTCCATACCTGCATCTGTCTTGTGCGCTCTTTCAGGAGCATACGATCCTATATCAAGTTTGACTTTCATTTATCTACCTCTCTTCAAAGAATCTAACCCCATTGATTTCTACAATGAAGTTCTGTGTTTCGTGGAACGGAGTATCGCTCATATAAATCGGATTGTAGAATATGGTGCTGTTACCGATGCTGTCATCCAAATGTCCGTACACGAACACCTCAATGAATGCAGCTCTTGCTTCTTCCGTAATGAAGTCCACAGGCTTGCACCACTTGTAGGTTTCAATTGCCTCTTCAGGAGTTTGCCTACCTTTCAATTGCTTGCACTCATTTAATAGGGCAGTACAGCAGGCACAAGCCAATACATAATCGTGTCCGCACTCTGCTGTGATGACCTTTAGCACATATGTGGCATTGTATCCGAAGCAGGATTCCTCTTCGCTGGTTCCTATTGTTGCAATAACCGCCTGGGCAATCAGCTCTGATTCGTTTGTATCTTCATAATGCTCCGGATGATCGACTCTAATTGAATCGCACTTATCCACAGGGCAGCAGGTACGCGACTCCATTTTCCGGTCCTCTATGGCGTCTCTTATGCCGAGATAGAAAGAGAACACAATGATCCATGCGATAGATACAAGTGACAAGATACATGCTAATACCACGATCCTGTGCCTCCTTTTTTCTTCCCTTGTCTTACTCATCCGAAATGCACCTCGATTCCGTACTCCTCATGAAGTGTCTGCCGGATATCGTTGTAGTCGATATAATCCTTGGATATGATGAATGACTCTTTCAAGATTCATCCCCTCCTCGGATCATAATCCTCAAAACGCTCACAACTCTTGAAAATAATCTTATTGTTGCACCAAATCCCCACCACCATTCAACGGTATCTCCCATTGACTTGTGATAGGAGCTGATCCGCATTAAATCCAGGTTAGGGAAGTTGTGGCCATCTACATCAATAAGTCCTATGTTCATTCTGTGATCTCCATCTCCACCTGCCCGTCCAACTGCATCTTTTTCAGCAGCGCGTTGTATGTACGAAGCTCGTCCATAGCCCTGTGAAAGTACATGGACAGCAGTTGCCGCTTTTCCTCCGTGGTCTCGGCAAGCTTATATCCGCCTTCTTTAAGGGCCACTACGGGAATACCTGCGCGCCTCATATCCCTTACCTTGTTTCTCATGGCTCTATCGTCCAGTCCCATCAATACGGAAAGGAGAGGACGGGAGTATGTAATACCAGGTTGCATTTTGAATTTACTCACATTCATTCCTCCTTATATTTTTCATCCAGAGCGGCGCAGATTTCGCAGTTCCAGTAGCATCCGCAGCAGAATAGCTCCATCTGCACCGAATAGTCTTTCGGTTTCCGGTAGTAGGATTGCGTTTGTGCTCCAGGTGTAAGCCCTTCGCACATAATCCTGTCCTTACCGTTGTCTGTTTGGTAGTATGGGCACTTCACATATACCTGAAGGTAGCTTCCACTTGGCATTTGCTCACCACCTTACAGGTCAGCAGATTCCAGAGACAATAGGCCGGTGCCTGCAATCATCTTTCTAACGTCAGCAGGGAGGGAGGCATATTGCTTTTCCGACGCCTGCCTTGCCCGGAAGCTGCGCTGGAAGTTGGATGCAACAACACTATGTACCGTGTCGCTGTCCATCTGTGACCATTCGTGAAGCTGCTCCGGTGCTCCTACAATGCGCTGAATGTTCTCCGGCAGCTTTGCATATTCTTCTCGGTATTCATACCCGGAATTTCGTACTGCCTTCGCCACCAGCGCCCATGCTTCGGTTTCCGTCATGTCCTGCTTCTCTGTCAGGAGCCTCAGCTTTTCCTTCACCTGTCCGATCACAGGAGGGAAGCCCTTGCTGTCAGAGGCGATCAGCGCCTTTACAGCGGCGGCCACCAGCCTGTAATCATCCTCCGCGAACATTTCAGCCCACAGATTGACAATTCCTTCTGCATCGCTTCGCTTCATGTCACGGTAGAAGTTCGGATAAGAGGCTCTAAGCACAGCCATGATCTTCAAGGTTTCCTCAGTCGTCATTGTCCACCACCCCTTTCTTTCAGCATGTCCATGAACACATTGCCGGACTGTTCCGCCTTCCTCTGCTCCTGGTGCAAAGGGAACACACCCACCCATCCATTCAAGATAGACTGATTAAGGATTGCTACCTGCTCCTGCGGATCCGTGGAGAGCTGCGCCAGATTGATAGTAAGCAGCGTAATAGCTCTGTCCGTCATAGGCTTCTTGATCTTCTTTCGGAAGTCGATAAAGGAAAGAAGAGCATCGTTCAGCTCAGGAATATCGCTATATATATTCTTTTTCTTAATCTCTTTCTTTTCTTTATCTTCTTCTTTATCTATATCTGTTGCGTGACATTGCGTGACTGTCACGTGACTTGTCACGTTACCATCAGGAAGTGCTTTCTGATTTTCACGTTGACGCTGCTTTCTTAGCCTGTTCTGCTCTCTGATTTTTTCCATGCCATCAACATTCTGGTGGTTGTTCCAATCCTCAATGAGAAGAGGGCTTGTACTAATCATTCCGAAGTGTTCAAGAGCTTCCAGAGCAAGTTTTACGGTACTGACCTCAAAATCGCTTTCCGCCGCAAGCATTTCAATGGTGTACGGGATGTTCTCTGTCAGAAATATCATTCCGCCTGAGTTACACCGTCCCGCAAGCGTCAGAAGGAAAATCCATATCAAAAGAATGTTGTTTCCTTCTGGCAGCTTGCGGATGTGTTTAATCTTGCGGTTGTCAAACAGGTCAGTAGATAGTTTTATCCACTTGACTTCTGCCACGCTATCGCCTCCTTAGAACGGGCAGTCTCCGTCGTCCTCACCTGTGACATCGGTAAAACCGCCTCCGGGAGATTCTGCGGGCTTGTCCTTCTTGCTGTCCGCAAAGTAGATATTTGCCACCTGCACCTCATACGCGGTGCGCTTGTTGCCATCCTTGTCGGTCCAGTCACGGGTCTGCAGACGACCCTCCACAATGGCCATGCGACCCTTGGTGAAGTACTTGGACACAAATTCGGCGGTATTGCGCCAGGCCACCACATCGATCCAGTCGGTCTGACTTTCACCGGACTGGGACTTGAAATCCCGGTCACAGGCCAAACGGAAAGAAGT